GCTGCACCCGTAGGCTTAGAGATGAGATGGGCTTGGTTATCATACAGACGGGAGGTCGGGAAATCGGGGTCCGTGACGTCAACACCGAGCGACGTTTTCCACGTCACTTCGAAGTTTGGAAATGCTGCCGTAGATAGGTCGCGCAGTTGGTGGTTGGAAAGAATGAGCGGTCTGTCTGCTGCCGCATTTGTAAGGTCAACTGTTGGAACCCCTGTTTCTGAGAACGCCATTTAGTAAGCTCCTGCCGATTTTCTTCTCTGGAGTGCAGGGACCAGCATCGAGTCCACAAAAGAATCAACGTCGGCTCGTGTCTGGGGAAACACGCTGTTGTATTGAACCTGAATCGATTCGCCTCCTCCGCCTCCCCTGGGGATAACTTGCTCACCAGTCTGGAGAATTGCCAAACCTTCATCGCTTTTCAAACCGGGAATCTGTGTAAGGTTCGACCTGTCCACCATGCCACCAGTATGCATCTTGCTTATCAGGCCCTTGACCAAAGCGAATGCCGCAGCGATTGCTCCTGCCATTAACATCGGTCCAATCACGGGCACCCCTGCGACTGCAGAGCCAGCACCTGCACCTGCGTCGGCAGCTTTCATTTGGATTGAGCTGATAATATTGTCCCGCAGCGCATCGAGGCTGCTGCCTAGAGTTTTCTTCATCGTTCTTGCGAAGCTTTCCTGCCCCTCCGCCATGGACATGAAAACCTCTCCGACCGTCGTGCCGTAGTTCGCTGCTGCGTCCCGTTTTTCCTCCCAGAGACGCTTCTCCTCCTTGGATTTTTCGTCTGCCTCTTTCTTTCTTTTGTCTGCCTCCTTGGCTGACTCCGGGTCTTCAACTTTTGGCTTCGGAGGTTCTTCTGGAATTGGTTGCTCGAGCGTGTTTATTTGGCCGAGTGCCTGATCTGCATCATGCCCCAGCTTTTGCACTCCCTCTCGGAGAACGGCAACCTTATCAGCCGAATCACCAAATGAATCCACCAGATGGTTTGCCGTGACTGCGGTGCTTTCGATGGCACTATCGATTCCTGAAAATGCGGTTTCGAAAATCCCCTTAATAGGATTGGCAGCGCCACCCAATGCTTCGAGCGCGTCTGCTAACAAGCTGAATGGAGTGAGCACAAATTCAAGCGTCTCCACCAGTACCCTGAGGATTTCCAGAATCGAGTTGACCGCCATGACACCGACGATCTTGAGAACATCCCATTGTTTTGTGTTGAACTGCACAATGGCCAAAACCGAATCCAGCACACCAAACAGCACCATCCAGCCCTTGCGGATCCAGTCTTGGATCGCTGCCTTGTTTGCCATCATGAAATTGCCGAGGTCGATCATCTTGCCGAGGAAAAGATTGAAAACTGGGACCAGCGCCTGGCCAACAACCACCATGATGTCGTTGAATTTTGACGAAAGAGCGCGAACACGATTTGCATATTGATCCGAAGTATTTGCTGCATCTCCCTGTATGTCCGCGAGGCCTTGGGTAATAAAACTATATCGGAGCGCCACCAGCTCGGCTTGTGTCATGTCTTTCAGCAGCTTCTGATTCCCTTGACCGAGCGCATGCGCTTGCAGGTTTGTTTGACTCATGACAACGCCGAGCGACCTAAGAGGCTCGACCTCCCCGATGATCCCTGCTCGTAACTTGTTGAGTGCCATCTTTTCGTCCATGTTTTTTGCGGACGAAACATCGATGGCCATTTGGGTGAGCCCTTGACTGAATTCGACAGCGGCATCTTTGGCCCCCATCATCGGACCCAGAACACTTTGAAACTCTGTGGCCATCGCTGAGATTTCAAAAGTTGATTTGCCTGTGGCCTCTGCAATGGTGTCAGACCATTCCAGCACCTGCGCCTTAGAAGAACCAAAAACCAAACCCATTAGATTAAGGTTCTCAGAAACATCGGACGCAGCGTTGGCAGCGTCTTTCATTCCTCGGCCGATGCCGACTATTGCAGCCTTTCCGAAGTCAATCGCCTTTTTTAAGGCGAACAACTGGATGATTGATTTCTTTAGGCTCTTCTCAAACTGGTTTGATTTGAGACCTAGTTTAACAAATATTGAAGCTGACTCAGCCATGCTATCTCGTGTTTTTCTTGGCAGTAATTTCCAGCCACTTAGACGCTTCCATCAGCAAACTAATTGGCCACTCCTCGACAACCAGAGGGCTTAAGGAAAACCGCTCGGCCACTGCCCAGACGAGCTTTCTCTGGTTATCGATCATCAGTTTCCCTGGATCACCTCGGCATTCTCTTGCGTAAGGAAAGCTGTGGCTGCCTCGGCTAAGACTTTCACTAGGCCCATAGGCATGTCTTTCAGTTCTCCATCCGTCTCTGCGAAGACCAGCTGACTCGTTTTTGGCAAGTAAGTGCAGGTCTTCACCAGCTCGATTGCAATATTGGACTCGTCCAGCGTTGCAATGGTTTCGGTTATTCTCAGCGACGGTTCATGAACTTCGAACTCGAGCCCCTCGTATTTAACCAAGGTTTTCCTGCCACGCAGAGCCAGCGCTTTGTCTCTTAGCTCTTCAACTTTTCCCATTTTCATTTCCTTTCTGTTAGACTGTCGTTCTTGTAATCACACCACTCACCTGCATGCTTGCGGTGAAGGTTACCAGATCTGCCACGGGTGCGGAAACCTCATACGCAGTTAGAATACACTCGCCTGTATACTTCACCTGGCCACCAGTGTTATCGGGAGCAAACTCAAACGATGCCGTGCTTGCATAACCCACCAGGGACGACAGAACTTCGTCCGACAAGTTAGTCGCCGAGTCATAATGTCCGTCGATGGAAAGGGTATGGTCAATTAAACCAGGCACGTAAGTCTTTGCTCCTCCTGTCGGCTGAAATGCCGTGCTATCTGCCGTGTCCATGCTCGCTGGGAAACTCACACTCGTCACATTTGCTGACAAATCCCTGAGCGTTCCGGTCGAGTCATCGATTTGAAAACTCGCATTTTTTCCTACAATTGCTGCCATTAGAAAGTCCTCTCTTTAGTTATGCCGAGGGTTATTCTCTGGCTGCGTTAATTAGTTATCTCCGATTAAATCCTACAAAAAAAGTGAAGTGCGGGTTAGTCCCAGTTATTGTCCAGGTCGCTTTGACCACCGCGTCTATCGATGTCGGTAGCTCTATCCTCTGGTGCTGGTTCGCCGCAGTCACAGCAGTGAAGGTATCGACGACTGAGTAGGAGCCTCCGACCGTCGGTGCTTCTTCTAGAGCGACCGTCAGTGTCGGGGTATCAGTCCCAGCGATGTCTGTTACCTGTAACCAGACGCTGCCCCCATTAGTCGTTGCCGAGGTGTTGTCGAACTCTCCCGACTCACCTGTCACCTCGGTGTCCGTCATGGCGTATAGCACCTCAATTCTTTCAACACCGACTGTGCTTTGTGCAGAAAAAGTGACCGCGACAATATCAGCCACCGGCGCTGTGACCTCATAGGCTGTCGCACACGATCTCGTTGCATAGCCCGTGTTCCCTGCCACGTCGCCATCGTAAAGAACAACCAGGTCGTCGTCTCCGGCTGTCGCCTCGGTCACCGCAGCGTTGAATATCTGGTCTGTCGCCCCAGCCTGCCCCTCGAAAAGGCCAGACAGGGAATAGGTCGCGTCCACGAGCGACGGTATATAAGTCTTTGCTGTGTCCGTGAAGGTGGTGGTGTCAGCTGTATCGTAAGTCGCAGCTGGTTGGCTCGCCTCGTTCAAAAAAGTTGAAAAGTCGAATCCATTAAAATATACCTTGGTGTCCTTACCATGCCGTGCTGCCATTTTTTACTCCTCTACAATTATAAAGTCCCTTTGACAGTCCACACAATGAAACGACTTTGGGCCACCCATCGTCGACGTATCAAGATTTGTTTCGTGAGAGCATTCTCCAGTGTGATATTGGTGCAACTTGGTTATTGCGCGAGAGACATTTTCCTGCGCTTCCATCAAGTCTTTAACAGCGCTCTCTAGCCTATTGGCAGCACCGAAGTCTGAACCTGGCTGAAATTTGTCTGTAGTCTTCACTTAACCTCGAGTTTGTATTTTCCAAGTTAATGCTTGTGAACACCCAGCCTCCTGAGAGGCTCAGCGTTGACCAATTCAAAATATCTACCACCTTATCATATATCACATTTATTTCGTCGTCTTGCTTCTCCTCCGACCAGCAATTTATTGTCAGAGTAACCTCACGGCCATTAGAATTTGTCCCTGCAAACGTATCGTCTATCGACTCAGTCGCTGACGCGATGTCTATGTATGGAAAGTCAGAGTTGTCGGGTGCTGTTTGATATATCCCAGCCAGTGCATCCAGAGGAGCGTCTGCTTTAAGAGCTGCATATACTGCATTCCTTGCTGGTAAAAGTGCGCTGCCTGGCATTTATAGTCCCTTTAATTTCTTGAGTTCTTTTCGTATCTTACCTGGTAACTTGCTGGCCACAGACTCATAGGCAGGGAAGAGGAATGGGCGCGCCTCCGTCCCTCTTTCGGCAATTTTCTCCTGCACGATCTTGGCAATACGTTTGTAATCTTTCCCTTTGAAGCGACCCTTTGCCCAATCCACCAAAGCTCCAAGTGGCACATGATGCCTGGCAGTCCCGTATTCAATATGTGGGGCATAAGGTAGGTTAGACCCCACGACAGCAAATACGGCTCCCCTCCCTGTCTTGCGGAGATCAATCAGCTGGGAGGTGTTCTTGCCAAATTGGAGCGACCTTGCCAGCGCACCTGTGTCCGAGATAATTGGGCTGTAACCGTCCATGATGGCTGATACGGCCAGTCGCTGGACGTCAATGGCTGCCTCGTTGATTGTGTCAGCGGCAATTCTGGGTGCTTTGGCATACAGCTTCTCCAGCAGCTTGTTCGCCTTTGTCATGTCTATTTTTATCTCGCCAGCTGGCATTCTAGGCACCCCAAATAAATTCTTTGGTCGTTTTGCATCGTCGGCAAATTGCGACCGGCTTGTAAATGTCCTGGTTCACTAATTTCAAGATCTCTCGCTTCCACTCATGGCCTGTTACCCACTTGCACCATAAATATTTAAATGCCCGTGTCACTCGACA